GAGATCATCGACGAGAAGGGTCGTCCGGCGCCGCCGCAAAGAGGCAGCGAGTCCAAGCCAGACAAGCTCGGCAAAAAAGCGCAGGCCAATCTTGATGCACAGACGCCGCCGGCGGAATCGGGCTGGGCGCAGGTGTTGCAGTAAATGGCGGAGTTCTCGGAAAGAGGCGCGATTGCGGCAAAGGCAAAGATCTGGGATTTCTCCTGCCCAGACTGGTGGGACCGTATCAAGGCTGGGCGGACGCCAGTTGCGGATCTGCCGCTGGACAAAGAGCGCGCTGAAAAAGCGATCGCCATCTTCGAGCGACTGAAACTGCCGGATGTCGATGGCACCCCGCTGCTGGCAACGCATTGCGGTGCATGGTTCAAGGATCTGGTCCGGGTCGCGTTCGGATCGGTTGATGATACGGGCCGCCGGCACGTGCCCGAGATCTTTGCCCTGGTCGGCAAGAAAAACTCAAAGACCACCTACAGCGCCGCGCTGATCGTGACGGCCTCGCTGATCAACCAAGTGCCGCGCGCCGAGATTTTGTTTGTGGGCCCGACGCAGGAGATTGCAGATACGGCGTTTCAGGCACTGGTCGGAATGATAGAGGAAGACGATTACCTGCGGAACAGATTCCATGTCCGCGACCACATCAAGCAGGTTCTCGATCGGGTCACCAAGGCGGTGATCAAGATCAAGACCTTCGACATGAAGGTGATGACCGGATCGAAGCCGCTGATCGTGCTGCTCGACGAACTGCACATCATGGGCGCAATGCACTATGCCACTCGCGTCATTCGCCAGATCCGCGGCGCGCTGGTGCGGCGCCCGGACAGCCTTCTTTTGATCATCTCGACACAGTCGGACCAGGCACCGGTCGGTGCATTCAAGGAAGAGCTCGGGCTGGCGCGCGACATCCGTGACGGCAAGTACAAGGGCGATCCCCGGATGCTGCCGATCTTGTTCGAGTTTCCGGACAAGATGCAGCGCGACGAGAACAAGCCCTGGGCGGATCCTGAAAATTGGCGTTACGTGATGCCGAACCTCGGCCTTTCGCTTGACCTCGAAAACATGGTCAAGGATTTCCGATCAGAACAGGCAAAGGGCAGGGCTGCAGAGATCCTGTGGGCATCGCAGCATCTCAACATCGAGATTGGCATCGGCATCGGCGGCTGGCGCGGTGCTGATTACTGGCTGAAGGCAACGCTGGTGTTGACGCTCGACGAATTGCTCGAGCGGGCCGAGGTTTGCACCATCGGGATCGATGGTGGTGGGCTTGATGATCTGTTCGGGCTGACTGTCACGGGCCGGGACCGCGACACCGGCGAATGGCTTGCCTGGTCACATGGCTGGGTGCACCGCGATGTTCTCGATCTTCGCAAGGACATCGCATCGCAGCTCGAGGACTTTGCCAAAGCCGGAGAACTGACGATCTGCGAAAACGCGACGGATGACATTTTTGGCGTCTGCGACATCGTCGAGAAAGTGTTTTTGACAGGCAAATTGCCGGAGAAAAACGGTGTTGGGCTTGATCCGCAGGGCGTGTCGGCGCTTGTCGACGAGTTGTCGAATCGCGAGATCCACACGACGGAAAACGGCGGCCCGGTGACGGGTATCGCCCAGGGCTACCGGTTGTCGCCGGCAATCTGGGGGATGGAGCGCAAGCTCAAGGACAGGACATACCGGCCGGCGGACCAGGCAATTACCAGGTGGTGCACATCGAACGCCAAGGCCGAGCAGCGCGGTAATGCCGTCATCATCGACAAGGCGATCGCGGGCAAGGCCAAGATTGATCTTCTGATTTCGGCGTTCAACGCCTTCATGCTGATGGCGCGCAACCCAGACGCGGCTGGCTTCGGTTCGACGCCGTGGGATGATGACGAAAACTTCAGGATGGCTGTCTGATGGGATTTTTTAATCCGTTCCGCAGAGAAACCCGCGGAGAAGTGCCGGATGGCACCGTGCCAGTGAGCGCCTCCAACTTCCTCGAGATTATCACGGGGATGGGTTCTGGCACTTCGGCAAGCGGTGTTACGGTGTCAATAGACAGGGCGCTCGGCGTCCCAGCGGTTTGGGCAGCGGTCAACTTCATGTCAGGAACTCTGGCGGGGCTTCCGTTGCATGTCTATCGCCGCACGGATAACGGGCGGGAGCGGGTTGCCGGCGGGATATCGACCATTCTTCATGATGCCGTCAACGACACGATGTCGTCATTCGACTGGCGAAAGTATATCTTTGACGGTGTCTTCACCGGTGGGCGGTCATGCACGTTTATTGAGCGAAACGACCGAAACCGATTGATGAACCTCTGGCCGCTCGATCCTGCTGGCGTGACTGTCAAGAAGAACGGATGGGTGAAGACCTACCAGTACAAGGACGGCTCAAGCACGAAAATCTACGAAGCCTCGGAAATCATCGACATCCCGTTCATGCTGAAGCCAGACGGCGTTTCGCACCGTGGGCCGATTCATTCGAACAGGGACGCCATCGGGCTGGCTATTTCCGCCACTGAATTCGGTTCCAAGTTTTTTCAAAACGGCGGCGTTCCACCATTTGCGGTTACGGGCAAGTTCCAGACTGGCAAAGCCATGTCGCGCGCGGCGGATGACCTGGCTGAAGCGACTCGGAAGGCTGCAAAGGAACACCGTCTGGCGTTGGTGATGCCTGAAGGTCTCGACATCAAGTCAATTGGGACGGATGCCGAGAAGTCGCAGCTGGTCGAACTCAAGAGGTTCTGCGTCGAGGAAATAGCGCGGATCTATTCGCTGCCGCCGACCTTCCTGCAGGATCTCACCCACGGAACGTTCTCAAACACAGAGCAGCAGGACCTGCACTTCGTCAAGCACACGATGAAGCGCTGGGTGGAGCAGTTCGAGCAGGAACTGAACCTCAAGATTTTTGGGCGATCGAACAACAGACAGTATGTCGAGTTGTCGATGGATGGCCTTCTGCGGGGCGACTTCAAGACGCGCATGGAAGGCTACGCCCAGGGCATCCAGAACGCGATCGTCACTCCCAATGAAGTGCGCAGGAAAGAAAACCTGCCGGATCACGAGCGCGGCGGCGATCTGCTTATTCAGGGCGCGACCGTGCCACTCGGCAGTCAGCCGACGCAACCGCTCGACAAGCCGCAGGAGGGCAATAATGGAGCGTGAAATTCGGGGCGGTGTTCCCGCCGAAATCAGGGTTGAATCCGATGGCATAAAGGTCTCTGGTTATGCCGCAGTCTTCAATCAGGAGACCGACATCGGCGGCATGTTCCGCGAGGTAATTGCCGCCGGCGCCTTTTCGGAGGCGATCGGCCGCGACGATGTGGTGTTCCTGATCAACCATGAGGGGCTGCCACTGGCGCGGACACGCTCGAAGACGCTGACACTCGTGCAGGACGATCACGGACTGCGGATGGAAACAATGCTTGATCCGGAAGATCCGGATGTTTGTTCCATCGTCGGAAAGATGAAACGGGGCGACCTCGACAAGATGTCTTTTGCCTTCTGGCCGGAAAAGCAGGAGTGGGACGATACCCAGGAGCCGCCGCTGCGCCGCATTACCCAAGCTCGTCTGTACGACGTATCTATTGTGACCACGCCGGCCTATGAAGGAACCGAAATTGGGCTGCGCAGCCTGGCGAAACACCGCGACCAGGCTCGCAGGCAAGACAATTTCAATGCGGCGGCAAGACGTCTTCGCATGAAAACTGACCTCGCAAAGCGCACTGCGTAAGCGAGAGTACGGCTTATCGCCTAAATCTCATCAACCAGCAAAGAAAGGACTTGGCAATGTCTGCTGAGATCAGGGCACTGCGCGAGAAGATGGCGAACATTGCCACCAATGCCCGCGCAAAATTCGACGAAATCAAGGATGACACTCCTGCCGAACGCGCTGCGGAGATCGAGCGTGAGTTCGACACCATGATGGCTGAGCACGACACCTTGTCGGGTCGCGTGGAGCGGCTTGAAAAGCTCGACAGGGCGCAGAAAGCGATCGACGCTCCCGATCCGCGCCGCCCGGGCGGCAATGGCGAAGGCCGCGGCACGGATGACGGTGACCTGCCGACCTACCGCGAGGCCTTTTTCGAGTACCTTCGGTCGAAGGCTCCGGACGCTGAACCGATGTCCGATGCCGCTCGTCATGTCCTGCGCTCGGGCTTTGTCGACGGCAAGGAACTCCGTGCGCAAACGACCGCAGCGGCGGCCGGCGGATATACGGTGCCGACCGAAACCGCGAACATTCTCATTCGCTCCATGCTCGCATGGGGGCCGATGTATGATCCAGGTGTGACCACAGAGATTGTCACCACGGGTGGCGGTCAGCTTGAAATGCCGACCGTCAATGATACGGCGGTGACAGCTGGTGGCCACACTGAGGGGGCGACGCTGACTGATGATGGCGGCAAGGACGTAACCTTCGGCCAGAAGGTGCTCAATGCCTATGCGTTCGACACCGAGTGGGTGCGCGTCTCCAAGGAACTGTCCGACGACTCCATTTTCGCGATGGAAACACTGCTCGGTTCGCTTCTTGGCGAACGCCTTGGTCGCATCGCCAACCTGCAACTGACGACCGGCACCGGTTCCTCGGCGCCGAACGGGATCGTCACGGCATCCACCGCGGGCAAGACCGCTGCTGGAACGGCGGCCATTACCTTCGACGAAATCCTCGATCTCGAGCATTCTGTCGATCCCGCCTACCGCAACGGTCCGATGGTTCGCTACATGCTCAACGACAGCACGCTGTTGGCCGTCAGGAAGCTGAAGGACGGCGACGGCAACTATCTCTGGCAGATGGGCAACGTGCAGGCCGGCATTCCGTCGACCATCAACGGTCGGCCCTATTCCATCAATCAGGCGATGGATTCTCTCGCGGCCGCCAAGAAGGTCATGCTGTTCGGCGATTTTTCGAAGTACTACGTGCGCAAGGTCGGCGCACCGCTGATCGGCGCCATCCAGGACAAGGACTTCTGGCCCGGCTTCGGTGTGGCCGGCTACATCCGCTTTGACGGCGAGTTGGCCGACACCGCGGCCGTCAAGCACCTGATCACCGCTGCTTCGTAAGAGTAGCGCGATCGGCTTACCGGCGGGCGGCTAAGGCCGCCCGCTCAGTAAACCGATGGAGGCATGCCATGAAAGTCAAACTGTTGATTGCTCGCGCTACGATTGGGGAGTCCCAGAATCGCGGTGATATCATTGATGTCTCTTCGAAAGAGGCAAAGCGTATGATCGAAGCCGGGCAGGCTGAGCCTGTGCGCGAAGGTCAGGCACCGGAGCGCGCGGTCAAGCGCGGCCGTTCTTCCAAGTCCTGACGAAAGCAATCCGATGCAGCCCTATTACGATCAGCCGGATCATGTTCTCGTCAGGAGCGATGAGCCTGAGGATCTGATTTCGCTGGAAACAGCGAAACACCATCTGCGCGTCGACCACACCGACGACGACACGAAGATCGAAGCGTTAATTGCAGCAGCGATGTCTGTGCTCGACGGGCCGAAAGGTATGGTCGGCAAGGCTCTGGTGACGCAGCAATGGACGTTGACGCAAGGGCGGTTGACTGGAAAGACACGGCTTCCAGTCCCGGTTCTGCCGTTCGTAACTGTGGTTTCGCTCAAATATTACGATGCGGCAAATTCGCAACAGACTGCAGACGTCGGCAGCGATTTCATCACTTTCGGTGGTGACGAATTCGGCTATGTCGAGCCGCGAACGTCGTGGCCCGCCATGTATGACCGGCCGGATGCACTGGAGCTGATATTTACCGCAGGATTCGGTGCTGCTGCTGCGGTGCCGCAGAACATCGTTCATGCAGCGCTGCTGATGATTTGTAACTGGTACGAAAACCGCTCGGGCGAAAGCCAAGATGGCAAGACCCTAGAGATTCCGCCAGGTGTCGAGATGCTCGTCAACATAGACCGCATCGGCTGGGTGAAAAGCTAGACGCCGCAAACAGAAGAGGATCATTTCTATGGCAGCTTTAACAATTACTGCCGCAAGCGTGCTTGCGGGTTCGAATGCATCGACCGAGAACGGGACCGCTGGCGCGACGATCACCGCTGGGCAGGTGGTTTATCTTGATGAGGCAACCGGAAAATACGGGCTCGCTGACTGCAATTCGGCCACACTCGGCGTGCGCCAGGCGCGGGCATCGCTCTCAACGGGGCTTCGGATGGGCAGCCGCTCAGGATCCTGCGTGGCGGTGATATCACCATCGGCGCCACGATGACCGTCGGTGCGGCCTACTACCTTTCCGGAACCGCCGGCGCAATCATTCCGCAGGCTGACCTGGCGCAGAATGACTATGTGGTTCTGCTCGGGCTTGCCAAGACCGCGTCCGTGCTGGCCGTCGATATCCAGAACAGCGGCGCACAGGTTCCGTAATGAGCGCCGGACGGCTCAACCAGCGTGTGGCTTTCGAAAGTCCGGACGATGCATCGAACGGCGCCGGCGGCACGCTCGAGGGCTGGGCAGCGGAGTTCACAGTCTGGGCCGGTTACCGGCGGCTCCGCGGCGGAGAGACAGTTCAGGCCGCACGGCTCGCAGGTTCGCAGCCAACGGTGATAACCGTTCGCACATCCTCGCAGGCGAGACGTATCACGACGGACTGGCGCGCCCGCGATGACCGGACCGGCGAGATCTTCAACATCCGCGCGATCATCGAGACAGATGACAGGGCGATGCTCGAGATTACTGCCGAGAGCGGTGTGGCCACCTGATGGTGAAGGGGCTCTCGCGGCTCAAGCGCAAGATGACGGTGACGATACCGCAGCGGGTCCGCCAGGCCACGCGCAGCGCGATGGAGAAGGGGGCGACAGAGATCGTTGCGCTGATGAAGGCGCGTGTTCCGCGGGATAGCGGTGACCTGGAAGAAAGTATTGGCTGGACATGGGGCGACGCCCCAGGCGGTTCAATGATTCTCGGCCAGGTGCGCGCAGCGCGCGAAGGTGACGAGCGGATAACGATCTATGCCGGAAATGAAGCCGCATATTATGCACGGTTCGTCGAATTTGGAACGCAAAACATGTCACCGCGGCCATTCTTCTACGTGACCTATCGGCAACTCAAGCGGCGCACGAAATCGCGGATTACCCGCGAGATGAAGAAGGCGATCAGGGCTGGGGCCAGATGAGTATTTCAACCGACCTTCAGACATTGGTCTACCAGCGGCTCATCGCAAATGCAGGGGTTTCCGCAATTGTCGGCAGCCGGGTTTTTGACGGCAAAATTCGTCAGGGCGTCACCTTTCCATACGTGACTTTCGGCCCGTCCGACCAGATCGAGGA